ACCTATCGGGTCGGGACGGAGGAGGGCGGCACGCGCGAAGTGCCGCGGAACCAGATCCTGCACATCAAGGGCCTCACCATGAACGGCTGGCTCGGGATCAGTCCGATTGCATATGCGCGCGAGTCGATCGGTTTGGCGCTGGCGACCGAGAAGTTCGGCGGCCAGTTGTTCCGCAACGGCGCGAAGCCTGGCGGCGTGCTGGAAGTGCCGAACAAGCTCTCCGATGTGGCCTATAAGCGCCTGAAAGAGTCGTTTGACGCCTCAAGCACGGGCGAAAACGCCCACAAAACGGCTCTTCTGGAGGAGGGGACGAAGTTTTCGAAGGTGTCGATGAACAGCGACGACGCTCAGTTTTTGGACACCCGGAAGTACCAAAGGGCCGAGATTGCGGGTCTTTTCCGCGTGCCGGCGCACATGATCAACGACCTGGAGCACGCGACCTTCTCGAACATCGAGCACATGAGTCTCGAATTCGTGAAGTTCTCGCTCATGCCGTGGCTGAACCGCATCGAGAAGGCCATTCGGCGCGATCTGTTCACGACGCAGGATAAGCAGACTCATTCGATCAAGTTCGACATTGCATCGCTCCTGCGCGGTGACTCGGCCAGTCGTGCCGCCTACTACACAAACGGCATTCAGTGGGGTTGGATGACCCGCAATGAGGCGCGGGCAGCCGAAAGTGAACTGGGGATCTCGCTGAACCCGATCGACGGCCTCGATACCCCATTGATCCCGCTGAACATGACTGACGGCACCGAAGATCCGGATGAGGCGCAAGACCTCGCCGAAGGCGAAGAGCCGAAGGATGATGGCACCGCCGAAGGAAACACCAATGCGTCAAATTGATACTCCGTTTGAGGTCAAGGAGATGTCCGACACGGGCGTCTTCACTGGCCTTGGTTCTGTCTTCGGCAATCTCGACCAGGGCAACGACATCGTCGCGAAGGGCGCATTCACGCAGAGCCTTGCGAATCTGCAGGCGAAGGGTCGCATGCCGGCGCTCCTGTGGCAGCACCGCCAGGGCGAGCCGATCGGTGCCTATAAGAGCCTTCAAGAGACGGACGCCGGCTTGGTCGTGCAGGGTCAACTCGCGCTCAAGACGCAACGCGGCGCTGAAGCCTTCGAACTGATGAAGATGGGCGCGATTTCTGGCTTGTCGATCGGCGGCTTCTGCACCGTCGACGAGTACGACTCGAAAAGCCAGATCCGCACGATCAAGGAATTCGAACTGTTCGAGGTCTCGGTCGTCACCTTCCCCATGAATGACGCGGCGCGCATCGCCGCAGTGAAAACCATCGAAGAAATCGGCGACCTGAGCGGCGCCGAGCTGTACCTGCGCGAGGTAGGCGGCGTTTCCCGCTCGGAGGCGAAAGCCCTTGTTTCCCGACTGTTTGCGATTGCGCGGCGTGAGGCCGCGAAACCAGATGACAGCGCGGAGATGAAAGCGATTGCTGCACTTCTCGAAAAGCGAACGGCTCTCCTGGCCTGACGCCGCCACTTCACAAACCGCAAACCGCCCTTGAGGCGGTTTTTTTATTCCCGAAAGGAATTCCCATGTCTGATATGTCCGCAGTCCAGAAGGCCATCGAAGATTCGAACAAGGCTTTCGAAGCGTTCAAGGAAATCAACGAGTCGAAGACCAAGACCCAAGGCGACAAGATCGCCGAGATGGAAAAGGCCTTCGACGATGTCGCCAAGTCGCAGAAGGAAGTCAAGGAACTGCTTGAGTTGATGGAAGCCAAGGGCAACCGCCCCGGCTTCGGCGGCCAATCCGACGCTGAGAAGCTCCAGGCCGAGCACAAGGAAGCCTTCAGCGGCTACATGCGCAAAGGCAAGGACTTCGACGTCAGCATCGAGCAGAAAGCGCTTGCCATCACGACCAACTCGGGTGCTGATGGTGGCTATGCGGTCCCGAAGGTCATCGACACGATGATTCAGGAGCTGCTGGTCAACATCAGCCCGATCCGCGCGATCGCTTCGGTGCAGCAGATCAGCACCAGCGACTTCCACAAGCTGGTCAACCTGCGCGGTACGGCCTCGGGGTGGGTGGGTGAAACGGCCGCTCGCACCGCGACCACCACGCCGACGCTGGCCGACATCAAGCCAACGATGGGCGAGCTCTACGCCAACCCGCAGGCCACCCAGCAGATGCTCGACGATGCGTTCTTCAACGCCGAGTCGTGGCTCGCCGACCAGGTCGCGACCGAGTTCGCGCGTGCGGAGGGTGCGGCTTTCGTGTCTGGCAACGGCACGAACCAGCCGACCGGCTTCTTGGCTGGCACGCCTCTGGCGACCGATGACGGCACCCGTGCCTTCGGCTCGATCCAGTACGTGCCGACCGGTGTGGCTGGCGGATGGGCCGCTTCGAACCCTGCAGACCTGTTCTTCACGCTCGCAGGAAAGCTGAAGAAGGGCCAGCGCCAAGGCGCGAAGTGGGTCATGGCGAAGTCGGTGCTGTTCCAGGCAGCCGCATTCAAGGACTCCGGTGGCCGCTATATCTTCAACCCCGTGACGTCGCCGGAAGTTCCGGCTTCGATCCTGGGTTGGGAGGTGGTGGAAGCCGAAGACATGCCGGCCATCGCCGCAAACGCGTTCTCGATCGCCTTCGGCAACTTCAAGAACGGCTACCTGATCGTTGACCGCATCGGCACCCGCGTCATTCGCGACCCGTTCACCAACAAGCCGTATATCGGCTTCTACACGACCAAGCGGGTCGGTGGCGCGGTGATCGACAGCGAAGCGATCAAGGTCGCCAAGTTCTCGGTTTCCTGATCGGGCACAAGGGCGCGGCGCTTCGGTGTCGCGCCCGATTCAACGGAGTAGCGAATGCCATTTCAGGTAACGACGGCGCCGGCAGTCGAGCCGCTTCTGGTCACAGATCCCGTCGTGAAGCAGTCCCTGCGGGTCATCGATACCGCAGAAGACGCGCTGATCACGATGCTGCTGACCAAGGCGCGCGAGGCTGCAGAGCAGGTGCTGTGGAGGGCGTTGATCACGCAGGGCATCACCCTAACGATGGACGCCTTTCCCAATCCGTCGCTGAACACGGCGTCCGCGAATTGGTACGGTCCGAGCTGGGGCGTCGGTCCCGGCCCGCTGACCGTCAGCCGCCCCGATGGAACAACGGGGTATGAAATCTACCTGCCTCGCTCGCCGGTTCAATCGGTGGCGAGCATCCAGTACTATGACCCGAGCGGCACGCTGCAGACGCTCGACCCGTCGCAGTACGTCCTCGACAAGATCAGCGAGCCGGCGCGCGTGGTGCCGGCTCCCGGAATCACCTGGCCGGCGACACAGAACCGCGTCAATGCCGTGAATGTCGTCTTTACGGCCGGCTATGGCAGCGCAGGAACCAACGTCCCGTCCGGAATCCTGCATTGGATCTTGCTGACGACGGGCACCTTCTACGAAAACCGAGAGATGGTCGCGGTGCTCAACCGCGGCAAAGTCGAAGTCCTCCCCTATATCCAGGGGCTGCTCGATGGCTACTCGCTGCGGAGTTTCAACCCTCCGGATTATTGGCTATGAGGGCTGGCGATCTTCGGCGCCGGATCTCTATCCAGTCGCGCAGCGCCACGCAAGATGCCGCGGGGCAACAGGTCACGACGTGGTCGGACTACATGACCGGTGTGCCGGCCGACATCCAAGCCCTGAGCGGTCGCGAACTGCTGATCGCTCAGTCCGCGCAGTCGCAAGTTACGCACACGATCACAGTGCGCTACACAGTTCTGCTGGCCGATCCTATCAAGGTAGGCGGCATGCGGGCGGTCTACGTCAATGGCGGCGTGACGCGCTACTTCGACATCGCGGGCGCTTTGAACGTCGATGAGCGAAACAAGACGATCGAGATGTCATGCGCAGAGGGCCTGAAGTATGTCTGATTCGATCTCGATCAAGTTTGACACGGCGAAGGTCGACGCGGCCATGAATTCGCTAAAGGGTGGCGTCGAGGCGCTGACGCGGCCGGCTGCTCAAGCTGGCGCCCAGGTCTTCTATGACGAGATGCTTCAGCTCGTTCCCGTGGCTGAGAAGGGCCACACGACAAAGAGCGGTCAAGAGATCCCGCTGGGCACGCTGAAGCTTTCCATCTATCAGGTCTACAGCGTGGACAACAGTCGCAACGGCCACGCCACCTATCACATCACATGGAACCGCAGGAAGGCCCCGCACGGGCATCTGATTGAGTACGGCCACTGGTCGAAGAAGGTCGGCAAGTATGGGCCGCTGCAGCCGAAGTGGACTCCGGCGCATCCATTCCAGCGGCCTGCGTTTGACAACAAGGCCACGGCAGCAGTTGAGGCTGCAAACGCCGTCATGGAAGAGGGCCTTCGGAAGTTGCTCGCGGGGACCGCATGACGCTCGAAGCAAACATTTTCAGCGCCTTGAACGGCCTTGTGCCATCGACGCGCGTGTTCCCGGACACCGCGCCGCAGGGCGTCGCGAAGCCATACATCACCTATCAACAAGTCGGCGGCCAAGCCGTGAACCTGCTGGAGAGCACCACGGCCGGTAAGCGCAATGCGCGCATCCAAGTCAATTGCTGGGATGTCAACCGGCAGAGCGTCGCCAATCTCGCGCGCGCCGTTGAGGATGCCATCACGTCGAGCACGACCCTGCGCGGCTATGTGCTCGGCGCCATGACGGCCGTCTTCGAAGAAGACCTCTTGCTGTACGGCACGCGCCAAGACTTTTCGATCTGGTACTGACCTGAGTTTCCAACCCGGCCCGCCTTGAGCGGGCTTTTCTGCCCGCTCCGGGCTCGTCCACCAACCCGCTTCGGCGGGTTTTTTCGTTTCTGAAAGGCCCCAATCATGAGCTTGACTCTCCCCAATGGCTC